TAAAGCTACAAACGAAAGATTTGCAGCAATTGAAGCAAAATTAGAAGCTGAAAACGCAGCATTGAAAACTGAGTTGAACGCTATTAAGAAAGGCGACAAGTTCGGAGCTAATCCAAAACAAACCGGTTCTGTAGAATCAAAATTAAGTGTAAATAATATATTAAATCTAAAAAAATGAGTTTAAAAAATCAATTTAAAGAAAAGTTCGGGGTTGACTTGAACGAAATGATTTCTCGATTTGAGGCTTCTAAAGCTGCAAAAGGGAAATTTGATTACGATGTAGACGGATTGCCGGCATGGACTGACAATACTCTACCTAATTTAACTAGCGACCTAGTAGGTAACTCGGAATTTCTTGCTGAACTTACATTGGAGTCAGGTGTTAAGGGAACAAAGGAAATCGCGTTATTGAATGCTGACGTTACTTTACAAGCTAAAGTTGGTTGTTCTTCAACTCCGGATGGTTCAGTTGTATTTACTGACAAAGCATTAACTACACATTTGTTGTATGCTGGTATCGAGTTTTGTAACGAAGACTTAAATGGTAAAATGACGCAAATTTTGAACGTTCTTGGTGTTAAAGCTCAAAACGGACAATTGCCGGCAGAAATTGAAACTATCTTGATGGCTTACCTTACAAGATTGCTACAAAGAAAAGCTCAACGAGTTGTTGTTTTAGGTGATGAGTCTTCTTTGGATCCTGAACTAGCTTTGTTTGATGGTCTTGTAAATCTTATCGAAAGTGATATTACAGTTGCGAACTTCACTTCAACAGCAACGGCGGTAACGTCTTCGAATGCTTACGATTTAGCTTATGGAGTGTTTACAAAAATCAATCCTGAAATCTTTGATAACGGAATGGCTGTAAGATTGTACACCGGAAGAAAAGAGGCTTTACTTATCTTGAAGCAATGGAATGATACAAATCCTTATTCTCAAGTTGAGGTTCCAATCGGTGGTACATCAATGCGTTTTATGTTACCATTGACGGGTATAGAAGTAGTAACATTGCCTGAGCTTAACGCTTTAGACGCTATGTATGCTATTCCTACATCACTTGCTTTCTTGGGTGTTGATGATGAGGCTGATATGGACTTAGAGATTAAGTATGACGCATATAACGATAAGTTGAAAGCTGAGGCTTCATTTAGACTTGGTACACAAATTGTTTGGGGTAAATATTTCACTAAATTAATTCTTGCATAACCATGGGTTGCGAGATAACATCAGGTTACAATAAATTGTGCGACTCCCCTGGTGGAGTTGACACTTTTTATGCATTCGCCGTGAAGGATAGTAGCGGTGAGAGTAACTACGTTCCAGATACACTAGAGGTTGTAGATGGAGCTGTCACAGCGATAGAATTAAAAGCGGGCAAGTATGCATTCCCTTTCAATGTAGAAATTGAAACAGCATCTTTTACAGATACTAAAGCAGGAGAAAGAACAAATGGAGCATACGCTAGAACTCAAGCGGGTACGGTAATGCTACATGGAAATACTGCTTCTATGATTACTGACATCGAAGCAATGGCTAAAGGACGTCACGCTATTATAGCGAAATTGAACGATGATTCTTACGAATTGTTCTTCGCTGAAAACGGAGCTGTAGTTTCTGACGAAAGAGCAACCGGAACGGCATACGAAGATATGAACGGAACAACTTTAACATTCGCTGGCAAGGAGAAAACAAAAGCTTGTAAAATTTCAAGCACTTTAGTTTTTTCTTTATTAGCACCATAATTTTAACAAGGGGGTTGGATTCACTAGCCCCCTTTAATTTCTTTGAACATGGCTAGAACATACATAAAAGGACTCGGATTTGTTGAGTTAACAGAAGAAATCAAAAGTATTATAAAATCAAGAAACGAGGCAAATGATATTAATACAGAAGAACCAATTGAACAAAGTTTGCCTGACACTAAGCGAACTAGAAAATCCAAGCCTACCGATAAATTGGCTGTTTAGATTTGTTCTAGACCAAGACGACAGCTACGAGTATCTACTATTTTTAGACGATATTTCAACAGCTCCAAGTCGTTACAATTTGTTTGAACTTACAGAAGGTGTTGACGTTACATTCAAATTTGAAGGGGATTACCTTTACGAATGTTACCAAATGCCGAACAATACAAGCACCGACTTCACACTAGGTTTATTAGTTGAGACAGGCAAAATGAGACTATTAGAAGTGACGGAGATTATTCCAACATTTACACCAAATACAGAAACACCAATATATGATTCGTCAAATATTTAGAGAAATGAACTTGCCGCAACCCGTTGAAAAGGTTGATAATAAAGGAAAAGTAAAGTGGGGAGTTGAGAATTTATACCCTCAATTTCTTAACGGATTATATTACGACAATCCAGTACACCAAGGAATTGTAGACCAAAAAACAAAATTCATTACTGCAGGTGGTATTACAGTTGTTGACCCTACAGCAGAAGACAATGGAAAATCAGCTTATTCACTTACAGAAGTAGTTGAAATAATCGCAAAGGATTTTGAGATTAGTAACGCATTTGCAGTTCACTTCAAAAAGGATGTTCTAACTAATAAATGGTATGCTTTGCCATTGGATTACGAGCTAGTGAGATGTACCGAAGATATGAACTACTTCGAGATTTCGGAAGACTGGAGCAAGACTCAACAAAGTGCAGAAAAGACAGGATTTAGAGCGTTAAAAAATATTAAAAACGTAACACCTGACGATTTAGAGTGTGTTTTATATAACATCGAAAGACCTAAACAAAGAAAGGTAGACAAATCAAAAGACCTTACTGCTAACTATTACCCTGCACCGCCTTATTCAGGTGCGATTGTTTCGATAATGGCAGGGATTGAGATGGATTTCTTTACACTTTCAGAGGTTGTAAATGGATACAAAGGCGGTTCTGTTATATCTTTGAATAATGGCATACCTGAGTCACCACAAGAAGAGGATAAAATCATTAAACGAATAAAGGAAGACGCAACAAACCGAGACAAACAAGGTGGATTGACTGTGTTATTCTCGGATGGAAAAGACAGAGCTCCCGAGATTAGTCAGATGAGTGGCAACGACCTTGACAAAAGATACATTGAAAGCAATAAAGAGATACTTCGCAAAATCATGATTGCGCACGGTGTTATTTCTCCGGCTTTATTTGGTGTTTTATCGGAGTCAATGTTCGGAAGTAAGGAAGAGATGGAGGTGGCGTACATTTTATTTCAAGACAACTATGTAAAGGCTAGACAAAATACAATTGAAGAGTCTTTAAATTGGGCTTGGGAAAAATTAAATGGTGTAGCTTTAGGCTTGACTTTCAACGAGTATAATTTAGTTCTTGAACAAAACGTTGAAGAAACAAATGCGGTAAGTTCGGCACTTAATAAGATGAGTCCATTGGTAGCAAACAAAGTGTTGACTTCATTAACGACTAACGAGATTAGAAGTTTAGCGAAATTACAACCAATTGCAAATGGAGATACAATACCAACAGCAGCGGCTGCGTTTAGTGCAGTTGACCCAATTATTGAAGCATTTTCAAAGGTAGGTATTGACAGAGATTCGGTTATAGTTTCATTCTCAAAAGACTTTGAAAAATACGAAGACAACGAAGACGAATTTAAACGTGAATTTCTAGGTAGTAGATTTGCTATTGACCTAAGCGACGACGACCGAAACATATTACAAATGATTAAGGCAGGCGAGTCCTACGATGCTATATCTAAAGCAATCGGTAAAGGTGGCGCGTATATTTCAAAGCGATTATTTGCATTAAAAGACAACGGATATGTTGACGGATGGAAAGTAACGGATAAGGGTGTAACGGCAGCGGCTGTAATAGCTGAACTAGACGTGGTTTATTCATACGAAAAACGACCTAACGCACCCGACTTAGTACCTGGTGGTTCTTCGCGTCCATTCTGCGAGGCTTTAATCGAGTTAAATAGATTTTATACACGCGATGAGATTAATGTAATAAGCACACAAGTAGATAGGGATGTATGGAAGTATCGTGGCGGGTGGTATCACAACCCAAATACAGATGTAAACACACCTTCATGCCGTCACTTATGGAAACAAAATATAATAGTACGATAAAATGACAGCATTTCTAATAGACATCGCAACAATTAAGAAAATTGGATTCGTTAACAAAAATGTGGACGATCCAATTATCGCAACAACTTTGAGACGCGTACAAGATACGCTAATATTGCCTATTCTTGGAACACCATTTTTCAAAAGATTATTGCAAGGAATAACGGACGAAGATTTAACAGCGGAAGAGGTGCTATTGTTGAATGATTATATAGCACCATGCATAATTGCAGGAGTAGATTATCGAATAGTAAACGCTTTGACCTATGAAACACGTTCAAAAACAGTAGGTACATCTCGAGACGAACATATTAATCCGGTAACTATTCAAGAAAATTTGATGCGTACCGACGATTTAAAGCGTGATTACGAAACTTACCGCGATTCCTTAATAGGATATTTGAAAGACAATGAAACTTTATTTGATTTATATTATAACTTTGTGTGTAGTTACGAAAATGTAGCGCCCGACAAAGGTTTAGTTAGAAATCAAATAAGATTTATATGAAGATACAGAAAAAAACGATTGAAAAATTAAAACAGTACTATGCTAAAGAGTGTAAATCAGATAAGACTAGAACTAAGTCAAATACAGCAGTCACATCTACAGCTAAATAGTTTTTTTTGGGGTGATTTTCTGCGAGCGTATAAAGAAAATACGGAGCTAAACTATCCGTTAATGGGTGGTTTTTATCCAAATGCTAACTTACTAAATAACCAAACCCAATTACAGTTAACTATTTTTGTATGTGATAAGATGTACAAGGATTGGAGTAATCTAAACGATGTTGAATCGGACACGCTGTCATATTATCGTACTATTATATTTTGTTTCCATAAGTAACGGATAAGGGTGTAACGGCAGCGGCTGTAATTGCTGAGTTAGACGTGGTTTATTCATACGAGAAAAGACCTAACGCACCCGACTTAGTACCTGGTGGTTCTTCGCGTCCATTCTGCGAGGC